GGCGAGGATCTAAATTAATAATGGCTCTGGGTTTCATAGTAAAAATTCCATTACAATCCTTGTCAACAGGCAAAGTTTCGTTCCATTTCAAAGTGATTTGTTTGGTCATTGCGTTTAAATCACCTCGTATCACCTTCTCGTTAGCTGCTAAAATCCTATTCCCTCTCTTTCCCATCAAAGCCGCACACTGTTGCACTGACAACAGCTGGTTGACCGAGTACGAAAAGATTCGAGAAAAGGTTGGCTGTAGCTCAAGCCAGTTGGCATGTCTTTCTTCAGGTTTAGGAAAACCGACGAACGGGTCATTATGGGTTCTCCAAAGGGCTGCCAACAGTAAATTTTTACCGTTGTTCGCAGGTTGCCAAAGTAAGCCATTAGTGATGAGGACCGGCCACATCAAATTCTTACCTTCCTCAGGAATTACCTGTAATGCTATCTCAGGCGTTGTTTTTTGATTCGCCAATTCAACGGAAATTTCTCCGCGAAAAGACTTCGGACAAGACTCCGCTTTGGAAGTATACGGTTCTAGAGTTGTATTGACGGGCAAGTCTACAACTAAAGATTCTGAACCCCCGCGGACGCCTTGTGCGTATCTCGAAACAAAGCCTTCCCAAACGTCTGACCCTCTTTCAAATTGGATATTCACATACAAATGTGCGGCCATAAAAAGAGGCATCCAGTAGTAGCCACCGAAGTAATAGCTGAGCATCGAAATGGAATGAAAAGCAAAGGAAGATAGACCTTTGCGATTAAAACCATAACTATAACCTTCGTAGGCCACACCGGGAATCGCTAATATAGGACAGTAACACTTAATAATCTCTTCCATTCCCCAAGAATAACGCGGACTGATAAGTCTTGGAAACCACGTGAAACTTAAGGCATTGTTCTTCAATAAGAATCCGGCTGCTGTCAAACCTCCTAACCCAACAAAACCAATAACAGTTGAAAAAATCACTTTGGTTTTGAATGTTATCTGAAACCAGGAGGTAGATGGAATTGACACGCCGCGAGCGACTGTCATACTATTCTCAGCCCTTCCGAACCAATTACGGAGACGTGAATAACTCATGCTAATTTGAGAACGGGAGGAATAAACGACTGCTTTCACAGTACCATTCACTACCTCCATCATTTTCCAAGGAAAACGAATAGCACACTCTTCCATAATAGGGTCCGCTCTCATTAAAGATTGGACCGCAGGCACTGCCGAATCAAGAGAAATTCCATTTGGAGATCTCAACTGATAACGCAAGCCTAGAGCTGGTATAGCGCCAGTGTAAACAAGGCACTCTTCTTTATATCCGAACAATGAACGCAACGAACGAGGAATTAAGGTTTTCTTCTCAACCAAACCATTCAAACTGACTTGACTTTCAAGGGGAACAGCATTAGGCGTGCCAGGAACGCATCGAACAAATCGGTAAGGACCTAATGTTCCTAATGTAGAGATATCCAAAGAATCCACAGTTCTAAATTGGATCCAATTGATATCAGGGTGTGGAGCATAAAACGAGCCTCCTCTTTCAGGGCTGGAAAGTATCAAACCGTTATCTAACCGGTACCAAACGTTCTCCACTTTCCCGTTCAAATTGTCTCCCCCCATTTCACCCAAGAATAGTCTTGCACAAATATAAACCCTGTGAGTGCGGACTAAAGCGCATAAATCCAACACGTCGCTCGCTTTCAATTGACCCCGCCCTGAGTGATACACATCTTGTATGATAGCAATATCACAATCAGGAACGTCTGCTGGTCTTTCGAAAAGTGAACGCGCGTTATCTCCTCTCACCGGATAGGGTTGATAAACGTGAAATTCTGTCAAATTTTCATGATTAAATTTAAGGTTCCTGCCGGAACCACAAAAATCAAGTATTTTAAGATGCTTAACGCCTTTACCTTCGGCAAACAACACATCGAGGATAAACTTATCTCTGGCAACATGTGAAATGGAATGAGG